ACTCGGTAGCTTCCGCATTCCAGGAAGGCCGAAGATCGGTAGTCATGGACCTGATTAAATATCTGAAGATCGATTTGGAATCTTTGGAAAAACAAATGGAACCTCCGTATGACCGAAGAGATCGTTGAAAGCACCGAGGCAACCCCAGCCGAAACCTCCATGGCGTTCGACCCCCAGAGTCTGCCAGAAGACCTATCGAATGAACCATCCCTCAGAAACTTTGACGATGTATCGAAGCTAGCAAAGAGCTATGTCAGTCTCGTCAAGAAGATGGGAGTCCCATCAGAGCAGTTGCTTCGATTACCGACCAATGGGGACTACACTGAAGTTTATAACCAACTCGGCAGACCTCCGGATCCAGCAGGATACGAACTCGATCTATCGAATGATATCAACCGGGAATTTGCGGAGAATGTACACAAACTGGGTCTGAACACGAATCAAGCCAGAGAGGTCTACTCATGGATGAGCAACAAGTACAACCAACTCCAGCAACAGGATCGGACTCAGTACGAGGAATCCGTCCGGATGGGACTCGACAATCTGAAGAGGGAATGGGGTCCGGAGTTCAATGCACAGACCCAGATCGCCAAGCAAGCCTTTCTTCAGCTAGCCGATGCAGAGACGGTGCAAGCGATGGAACAGAGCGGACTCGGCAACTCACCGGAGATGATCAAGTTGTTCAACAAGGTCGGTCAAATTTTAAAGGAAGATGGTTTGCTACAGAACGAAGTGGCTTTTGGTGACAACGGGGGGAAAGCATCGATCCAGGACAAACTCGATAAGATCATGGACTCGGAATCTCCGTATTGGGACGGGATGCACCCCGAACACGATAAGTATGTTGCTGACGCACTGAAACTTCGGGAGATGCTGCTATGACCGAGGAAGAAGGACTACGTTTAGAATGCTTGCGTCTCGCAGTAGAAAACGGTACAGTGGCCGATATCAGTAACCCCATAGACCTTGCTGATAAATACTACCAGTGGGTAAAAAAGCCCACAGATTCCCTCATGCAAAATAAGGAACGGAAACGGACAACCAGATCCTGACCCGTACTTCTTCTGCTTCCTAGCTCGGAATCCTGAGACATCAGACATCTGATGTAGGACAACTCCAATCATAGGCATGAGAACAATTCTCATCTCAGGTTGGATATGTCTAATCAGGTAACGACTGCTTTCGTCCAGCAGTACTCCCAGAACCTCCAGCACCTGTCACAACAGAAAGGCTCTCGATTACGAGGGTTGGTTAGAGTGGAAGGTGTCCGAGGAAAAAACGCTTATTTCGATCAGATCGGTTCCCAGGTAGCTTCAGTTCGAAGCACCCGTGGAGCAGATACCATTCTTTCCGATACCCCCCACGCACGTAGACGAGTGAGTTTGGCCGACTATGAGGTCGCAGATCTCATTGATGACCAGGACCGTCTCCGGATGATCGTTGATCCGACTTCCACCTATGCTCAAGCCCAGGCTTTTGCAATCGGAAGAGCGATGGACGATGTCATCATCAGTGCTGCCACCGGAACTGCTTATACCGGAGAAACCGGAGCAACCTCCGTTACGCTATCGGGCTACAACAGTGGTTCTCAGGTGATTGCTGCAGGAGCAGCAGCCATGACGTTGGCGAAACTTCGGGAAGCCAAGTACATCCTCGATAATGCTGATGTGGATCCAAGTATTCCCAGAGTGATCGTAGTTTCTCCGAAACAGATCCAGGACTTACTTGGTGACACAAATGTGACATCAAGCGATTATAACACCGTCAAGGCTATGGTCCAGGGTGAGATCAACGCCTTCATGGGCTTTACCTTCGTGACTTCTACTCGTCTAGGCTTGTCTGGTTCTACCAGAACTTGTTTCGCCTATGCAGTGGATGGACTTCTCTTAGCAGTCGGTAAAGATCTTCACGTCAGAATCGATGAGCGACCCGATAAATCCTATGCCACTCAGGTCTATGCTGCGATGTCCATCGGAGCAACCAGAATGGAAGAGACGAAGGTGGTTCAAATCGATTGTGTAGAATCTTAATAGGAGACCCTAAATGGCTGTTACAACTCAGAAATCTACCGAGTACACCAATGCAACGGCAGACCCGGTAGTCAATAACGAGTCCACCGAATTCCAAGGTAGACTCCGGGTGATGTTCTTCACCCATGATCAATCAGGGGCAGGAGACGCAACCTCTTCAGTAGCCCTTGGGAAACTTCCAGCAGGACGAGTACGAATCCTGTTAGGTCTTTCCCGAATGTACTGCAACTGGACTACGACTTCAGCAACTCTGGACCTCGGTTGGGATGCCTATACCGATGGAAACGGGGATGCCGTTGCCGCAGATCCAAATGGTCTGATCGATGGTCTCAATGTGGATACGGTTGGCTACTTCAACATGGAAGGTGCGCTAGCCGGGATCAAGGCCACAGGGGGAACCTATGTGATTCAGTCTCAAGGTGGTGTAGTCATCCGGGCTACTTCCCAGGACACTGCAATTGCAGATGGTGATGACCTAGTCGGTTATATCGTCTATGTAGCTGACTGATGAGCTCAGTTGTTCAGATCTGTAATATTGCTCTCACGAACATCGGTGAGACGAAAATTGCGGCTTTGAATGAAGAGAACGAGAGGGCTAGAGTTGTCAATCTTCGCTACGAAGACTGTCGGGACTCGGTCCTCCGGACTCATCCCTGGAACTGTGCAGTCACTAGGGTAGAACTTTCGGCTGATGTCACGGCTCCTTCCTGGGGTTATGCCAAACGCTTTGCTCTACCTGCTGACTGTCTTCGGGTTCTTGATGTAGAGAACAACTTTGAGAAATACGAAGTCGAGGGACGGTATCTGGTAACGGATAGCACTTCAATGAAGCTCAAGTACATCAAGAAGGTAACGGATCCCACGGAATTCGATTCTCTGTTGCTCCATGCCATTTCACTCAAACTGGCGTCTGAGATAGCGGAAAACCTAACCGGACGAGCAGATCTTCGGGACCGGATGTTCCAGAAGTACTTGCAGATCCTCAGTGAGGCCCGTGGTGTAGATTCTCAGGAAACGTCACTTCCCGGTGAATTCATTGCTGACGATTACATCAATGCCCGTCTAGTCGGTTCCACATACCGAAGAGCCAAGTTCAGCAGTGAGGTCTAGTTGAGAGTCCAGGCGCTTCAATCTTCTTTTGCAGATGGGATGATCTCTCCTCGGATGCAGGGGATGGTCGAACTGGAGTCTTATCGGTCTTCACTGGCACTTTTAGAAAACATGGTAGTTCTACCCCAGGGATCCGTAACCCGGAGACCAGGGACGTTCTTTGCCAACTCTACTCCATCGAATGCCGAGGTTCGGTTAATCCCGTTCAATCGTGGTCAAGGGACTTCGGTCATTCTGGAGTTTTCCAATAACAAAATCCGCTTCTATGCAAATGATGGAATCATCGAATCGGGTGGTTCTCCCTACGAAGTGGCTACAACGTATACTACGGCTCAACTAGCCGATCTCAGCTATACTCAATCTGCAGACGTACTCTTCCTCTGTCATCCGACCCATCCTCCGAGAGAACTCAAACGTTTAGACGTAGCTTCCTGGTCTTTGACGGAACTGACCTTGAAAGATGGTCCGTATCTCCCGGTGAATGTCGAAGACACCACGATGACCATTTCTCTAGCAGATACTGCCAACTGGACAGCATCTTTCACCAATTCAACTCTGGAAGCAGAAGAGATCGTCACCGTCACCGCATCAAGTGTAGACACTGGAACCAACTCCTTTACATCGAGCAACCATCCCTTTGTCAACGGGCAGAAGGTTCGTTTCACTGGAGCAACTGGACTAGCCGGGAACCCCGTAGCAGGAACCTATTCTCAATCGACTACCACTGTTACCGTAACGAAAGCAGGACACGGGATTTCTGATGGAGCAGAAGTGTATCTGGACTTCACCAGTGGTGATGGAGTCAACGGGTTCTATAACATTACTCTTGTCGATACAGACGAATTCACAGTGACCTCTGGCACAAGCCAGACCACATCCGGAGACGTAGAGATCGCTACTCGCATTACTGCAGGAAGTGACTACTACATCATCCAGGCTACTCAGAACACGTTTAAACTCTCTACCTCCTCCGGTGGTACTCCGGTTCTGATCAATGCTGCACCGACCACAGACGTAGTCTTCTTCCAGGACATCGTTGGCAAAGATGCCTATATCAAGATCGTGGCTTCCGATACAACCGGGATCAATCTGGACCTTGGATTCCAGAGCACAGATGTCGGACGAGTCATCCGGCTGAACACTCAAGTTGCTCCTCAAATTAAATGGGGATATGCCGAAATCCTGGAACTGGACAGTAGCACTCCGACCACCACGATCCTAGCAAAGACCAAGGCTGCTCTCTCGACACCCGGTTCTACAACTGAGTGGCAACTCGGTAGCTTCTCTTCGACCACAGGATACCCCAGAACCGTTCAGATCTTTCAGCAACGATTGGTCTTCGGAGGAACCTCTACAGAACCTCAGACTCTCTACTTCTCGCAGACTGCTGACTTCAATAACTTTGCTTCCTCGGAACCCCTTGGACAATCGACAGGGAGAACAGACTCTAGCGGAAAGACGATTATTGGAGAGCAAATCTTTGAAAACAATGCGATCTCTCTGACGATCTCCAGTGACACGGTGGATTTAATTGAGTGGCTCAATGAGGACCGAAGACTGTCTGTCGGTACATCCGGTGGAATCTTCCAGGTCTATGGAGCAGATGACGATCTGACACTAACCCCCTTCAACTTCACGATCACCAAGGTCTCAGCCTGGGCTACAGACGGGACAGCACTCCCGTCAAAGGTCGGAAACAACCTGCTCTATATTCAGCAAAACGGAAGAAAGGTCAGAGAACTAGCCTTCGATAAACTCCAGGATCAGTACGCAGTAGCCGATCTATCCCTGAGAGCAGAAAACGTCACGGAATCCGGTATTGTTGGGACCGCTTATCAGGATCAGCCGTACTCAGTCCTCTGGTGCAGAAGAACCGATGGGAAACTGGCAGCGATTACTTATGTTGATCTCCTTCAGATGAGAGCATGGCATCTCCACACCATAGCCGGAACCCATTACGACAGTACCTACGGAAATCACGCCAAGGTCGAATCGATAGCAGTCATTCCGAGATCTACCCATGATCAACTCTGGATGGTCGTAAAAAGACATAGACGGGATGCAGCTTTGTCTTCGTGTACCTTCAATCAATCTACCGATACCTTTACCAAGACTTCACACGGACTATCAAACGGGGACACCGTTGCTTTTGATTCTTCTGCAATCACCGGATTCACTGCAGATACTCTTTATTATGTGGTTAGTTCAGCTACTGATACTTTTCAACTTTCTGAGTCATCTGGAGGAAGTGCAGTAACGGTCTCCGGGTCTACGACCGATGTCAGTGTGACAACTCTGAGGAAGTGCAATGAAGTCCGATATGTCGAGTTTCTTGAGAGATATTTTGTCGGTTCTGAGATTGATCCAACAAATGCTCATTTTGTCGATAGTGGTCTGGAAGAGCCATCGGGACAAACCTCGGCTACCACAGCAGTCACGGGTCTATCGCACTTGGCTGGAGAAACGGTTTCTGTCCTTGGTGATGCTGCTGTTCAACCCGATCAGACGGTCAATTCCTCCGGCAATGTCACTCTCCCCACTGCAGCCACGAAATACAGAATTGGACTTGGATACAACAGTAACCTCCAGACTCTCCCCCTTGTGGCCGAAACGTCCGCAGGGACATCGGTAGGAAATAAGAAACGGATCCACAAGTTTGTCATCAAACTTTTAGATTCGATGGGGTTCAAG